CCTTTTGCTTTTTAAGGGAGGTGTCCTATGAATCGGTACATGTACGATGGTCCAGTTATGGAATTTAATATCTGCGTTGCAAATAGATGGCAGGGTTCTACATACGCTGCATCCGAACAGAAAGCCAGAAGTAATTTGGCATATCAATTTAAGAAGAAAACAAACCGTATTCCAAGTACGAGGATTACCCTCCCTGGAAAAGTGGTAACGGTTAATTGAAAGGAGAATTAGAGATGGATGAATACAAATCCAATTCCCACAAATCACGCCAGAATCAGAACGATGATATTCCGGAAAAGAAAGTGGAAAAAGTTGTCAGTGGTTCTGTGAAATCAAAGAAAAAGAACGGTCTTCAGAAGATTACAAATGTGTTTGTTCCCGAAGATGTTGATGATGTAAAAAGCTATATTTTCGAGGACATTGTAGTGCCGGCGGTTAAGGATATTATCTTGGACGCTGTACGAGCATTCCTTGGTGTAAATGGAACTTCGAGAGGACGATCTTCTACATCATCCAAAATTTCGTACCGTAAGTATTACGATGATCGGGATCGCAGAGATTCGGCACCGACCAGAACAAGAACTGGGTACGATTATGACGATATTATTCTGGAAACACGTGGGGAAGCGGAAGACGTTCTTGAAAGAATGGAAGAGCTGATTGACATGTATCAGCTGGTTAGCGTTGCTGACTTTTATGATTTAGTCGGCGTTTCTGGAAATTATACAGACAATAAATATGGATGGACAAACGTTCGGAACGCATCTGTAGTCCGTGTGAGAGACGGATATATGATCAAACTTCCGAAAGCTTTACCATTAAATTAGGAGGATATTATGTACGAATCAGATGATAAAATGGTGTCTCATCCGAGCCATTATCAGTCAGAAACAGGTTTGGAAGTAATCGATGTTATTGAGGCATTCACTTTCGATTTAAAAGGTATCGAAGCAACCGATACTGGTAACATTATCAAGTATGCGTGCCGCTGGAAAAATAAAAACGGCATTCAGGATTTGAAAAAGATCATGTGGTACACACAGCACTTGATCGATCATTTAGAAAAAATCAAAGAGGAGAATAACTGATATGAAGAAAGAAGAAATCATGAAGAACGTTTCCACGACCTTCAGCAAAGTAAGTGTGAAGCTTAAGAAGCATAGCCCAGAGATTCTGGTAGTGGCCGGTGTTGTTGGCACTGTTGCAAGTGCTGTTATGGCTTGCCATGCAACAACTAAGTTGGACAGCGTATTGGAGAAGTCCAAGAAAGATGTTGATGCTATCCATAAATGTGCTGAAAATGAGGAACTGGCAGCTGAGTATTCTAAGGACGACGCAAAGAAAGATCTGGCTATCGTTTATGTACAGGCTGGTGTAAAAGTCGCTAAGCTCTATGCTCCTGCTGTTGCTCTTGGAACCTTATCTATCGCAAGTATTGTTGCGTCTCACGATATTCTCAAGAAGAGAAATGTAGCGTTGGCAGCGGCATATGCGACTGTGGATAAAACTTTCAAGGAATACAGAAATCGAGTCGTTGAGCGCTTTGGTGCGGAGGTTGATAAAGAGATTCGTTACAACATCAAAGCAAAGAAATTCGAGGAAACCGTAACTGATCCGGACAGTGGTAAAGAGAAAAAAGTGAAGTCTACTGTTAATGTCGCAGCAACTGATGTAAATGGCTACGCACGTTTCTTTGACGAGTCTTGTGAGGCTTACGAAACCAATATGGATTCTTGGATTGGCAGGATTTATAAAAATAGGCAATTCGATAACTGACCCAATGTCTACGGATGATTCATCTGAAAATTATTGGTACACGCCTATGTATTTCTCAGATGTATGGAGTACGAGACGAATGATAAATCAAATGAACAAAATATTTGGAAAGGGTGATGACGAATGAAAAAAAGATATTCTATTCCGAAAGAGCAGTGTGTATGCGGAATAACCGAGTTGTATGATAACGCTG